ACTTGGGATCGTGATACTAATCAACGCATTCCATCTGTGCTTAAAAAGCATCATGCTAAAGCTTCCTAGGTACGAGCCCAACCGCATACAAATTGACAAGCGGAGGCATTACATTAGCCCTGATGGCCTCTCTATGGTGCCAGCCGGACTCGTGCTTCCTTCCGTTACGACCATAGCCAGTTCTTGCTCACCAGTGGGTAAGATCATGGCACTGATCAATTGGCGCAAGCGCGTAGGGGAAAAAGAGGCCAATCGTCGCACTCGTAATGCAGTGGAGCGTGGCAATTGGTTGCATGGCGTTCTGGAGGATCTATGGAATGGCGAGGACATTGAACACCATCTAGAATCAAACGAAGCATTCTGCCCTTATTTCTATTCCATTGAATCTTTCCTGCAAACGATTGAAGCTCCTCTTCTCGTAGAGAGCGCAATTGTTTACTATTGTCCCATCAAGAACATTGGTTACGCTGGCACGTTTGACATGCTGGCAGTAATGAAAGACAAAAGGATTGTACTTCTCGACTGGAAGACCTCATATAAGGCAAAGCCTGATTATCAACTGGCTGATTACAGAATGCAACTTGGAGCTTATGTCCAAGCAATTGAACAAATGTACGGCATTGAAATTGATGGAGCCCATTGCGCTATTGCTATTCACGATCCTGACACTGGTGAGGGAGAAGAGGCTCAAATACTGTCTCTTGCGAGCGCAGAACTTGCCTGTCAAGCCGCCATCATGAATGAAAAGACCAGCAGGTACTTTACGAATTATTACCCTGGTGGCAAGCCGTTTGTCATTTCCATTGACAAGGGCCAGTGAAACGGCTACATTAGGCAAGCCCTGAACAGGGGCTCCAACGTCCTCCAAGGAAAACACCGTGGCAAATCGCCCTCCTATCACCGCAGCAATTGATCTCACGCCTGAGGTGCTCAATGCCCTCAAGGCCGCCGGTCCCAATGAACGGGGGAAATACAGCCTCGACATGGCAGTTTGGGAAAACACCAAGTCCACTTCTGATCGCGCTCCTGGTTTTACTGGCAGCGTAAAGCTGAAAGGCGACAAAGGCGATGGCCCCAAGGGCTTTGCCTCTGTTTGGACCAACCTTCCGTCCTTTTCTAACGAAGTTCCGTTCTGAACCATGAGGAACTCTGAAATAAGTGAAATCGCCACGCTTGTGCTTGGCGTACTTACTGTAGTCGCTATTACAGCGGCATTATTCGCTGGAGGCCCTGTGTACAATGTTTGGACACAAGGCATGAATGGCAAAGCTGAGCTACAAAAGGCTGAGTATACCAGGAAAGTTGCCGTGCTTGAAGCTCAAGCAAAAATGGATTCCGCATCCAAGCTTGCTGATGCCGAAGTTGAACGAGCAAAGGGAGTGGCTGAGGCTAATCGCATTATTGGCGATAGCTTGAAAGACAATCCCCGTTACCTTCAATACCTGTACATCACAGGACTTCAAGAAGGTAGCGAAAAAGGCAATCGCACCATCTACGTTCCTACGGAAGGTGGCATGCCAGTGCCTACGCTTGACATGACCAAGTAGATCACCAAGGGGCTTCGGCCCCTTTCTCTTTCCCTTCTATTACCATGCACCTCGTCGATCATCAAATCAGCAAGCTCGCTGAAAACGATTTGTTCATGCCATTTGTTGGCGAAAAGCGCCGCATGCTTGACAATGGCACCAAGGCAATTTCCTATGGCCTGTCGCAAGCAGGATATGACCTGCGGCTATCGGAAGAAGAGTTTTTGATCGTTGACAAAGCATGGAACAAGGGTCGCACCAAAGTTGAGCTTGATGCCAAGCTTTTTGACAACACTCTTCCTTACGAGGCCCCTCTCATTCACAAAGACGGTAGTAGCTTCTTCCGCCTACCTCCTTTCAGTTATGGACTAGGGCGCAGCTTAGAGCTAATCTCCATGCCCTCCAACGTGATTGGTATTTGCGATGGGAAAAGCACCTACGCTCGTTGTGGCATCATCATCAATGTGACGCCCATTGAGCCTGGCTGGGTTGGTCGCTTGACGATTTCCATTTCCAATCCCACTCCTTTTCCGGCTCTCATCTATGCCAATGAAGGCATTGTGCAAGTGATGCTTCATTCCATTGAGGAAGTTGGGCAAGCTTATACTGGCTCCTATCAAAACTCTGCTACGATAAGCCTACCTGCCGTTGGCTAGTGAGTGCTCTTGAAGATGATTTTCTAGGGCTGTGGCAAAAACGCAGCCCTTTTTTGCTGCTTGAACGAGAGTACAGTGGCATTGAAGCATGGGAAGTTGACTATCAACAACGCTATGCCAAATCAAAACGTAGTAAACGCTATCGCTTAGACTTTGCCCATTCAGCTTCTCGCATTGGCATTGAAATACAAGGGGGAGTGTACATGCGAGGACGGCATGTTACTGGTTCTGGCTATGAACGAGATTGCAGGAAGTACAATCTTGCCTACACCAGTGGCTGGACCATTTTCCTGCTTACTTCCACCATGACCAAAGACCCTTTTTGGTTTGATTTAATTGCCGCGTATATTGATCAATCAATGTTGATGCTTCAGCCAGGAGGGCATTAGCCGCTTCAAGGTCTACGTCACGCTTGTCTAGTGCTTGACGAAGCTTAAGGTTTTCCAGCATCATGCTTTGCGCTGCCGTTTGCATGGAAGACCAGCCAACAAGGAGATTACCAGCCACTTCTTTCAATTGCTTCATGTCGCTGCAATCAGCAATGGCTCGCTTGTTTACGGTGAGAGCAAATTCCCGTTGAGGCGAATTTTCAAATGGTCCCATGATAGTCACATGCCTTGTGCCATTGTAAACCATTTCCATGGGAATGCCGAATTTCATGATGCCTGAAGCAAGTAAGACGACATTAGCTAAGGCCGAGGACAGTCAAATAATTGGTTGCTTCGGAAAGCCCGAAAGGATTGGTCGAAAATGCCGCATGGTACACTGATGGCCTCTTCGATGCTGTCATGACAGGACATGCCAAATGGCACTGGTGTCCCCGCAAAGGCCTGGTGTGGGACTGCAAGCCAAAGCCCCAGCCTCAAAGCAATTGGCCTCAAGAGGCTGGCCAGTTGCTTGCGACGATGGTAAAGTGGCAGTTCGAGCAGCCTTGCCAATGACCTACTCCGTTTTGGAGCACCCGCCAGCAGATCCCCTTGACGACGGGAAAAGCTATTTGCGTCTTATTGATTCAATGGGAAATAGCTTGTCTGTCATTAATGATGCACGACAATCTTTCGACAAAGAAACGGAAGTTTGGGGCGAAAAAGAAGCTAAATTGCTTTACTATCTCATCCAGAATCACCATACAAGTCCATTGCGTGGTGTTGTTTTTAAGTGGAAAGTGAAGACGCCATTGTTCATTGCAAGGCAATGGTATAAGCACACGGTTGCTTCCACCTATGTTGACGATCAACTTGGCTGGAACGAGAAGAGCTTCCGCTATTGTTCAGTGGATGACAAGGCAGAATTCTACACTCCAAAGAATTTCCGCAGCCAAGCGCAAAACAACCGACAAGCCTCTGGAGAGCCCCTGTTGTCCAAGGACCAAGCACTGGCCCTCGCTCTCTATTCAAAGGGCATAGAGGAGGGCAGGCAGGCCTATGACGCGCTTCTGGCAATGGGAGTCAGCAAGGAGCAGGCTCGTGGCGTCATGCCTCCATGCTTGTACACTAGCTTCGTCTGGACCTGCTCGTTGCAGACGCTGCTTCATTTCATTGACCTTCGCATTGGAGAAGGCGCCCAAGGAGAGATTTGTGCCTATGCACATTCTCTTTATCATCTTGCCTTTCCCATTGCCCCTGAAGTTTTCACTGCTTCAAAAGACACTCGCTTTTCTCTGTGATCATGAACGACCCCATCAACCCTAACCACTACAAGCAAGGCGGTTTAGAAAGCATTGACGCCATCAAAGCTTTCATGAGCCATGAAGCCTACAAGGGCTTCCTTAAAGGCAACTGCCAGAAGTATTTATTCCGCTATGAGAAGAAGAATGGCATTGAAGATTTGCGTAAGTGCCAGTGGTATTTAGAGCGGTTGCTTGGCGTGCTTAAAGAAGAGCAAGAAATGGTGGATTCTACTCCGTTGCAAACAAGGCAGGGACCACCAATTGCTCTTCACGACTGCCCTCCTCCAATCGCTTTATATAAGGCACTTGGGCGCAATGCTTCATACGATGACTAAGCAGCATACATAGTCAAAAGGGGCAATCGAGCCCCTTTTTTATTATCTTCATGAATGGGCAAGGTGCGTTGGGTTGCCTCACACCATGCCTCCCAATTAGACAAATCAGTGTGTGCGCTCACAAAACTATTGGCATACACCCACGCCAGCAACACTTCTTCCCGCTCTTGCGACCAAATCTCCTTAGGCCTCCACCATTCAAATACTGGCAAGCTTCCCTTGCTTGCATTACACACTAAGCACGAAGGAATTGAATTCCATTTCGCAAAATGCGGCCCTCCCTTGCTCTTTGGCACAATATGATCAATGGTTAGTTTTTCGCTCCATTGCCCGCAATAAGCGCAAGCACAATGACCGAAAGGGCCTCTAGTGGCAAAGTCCTCAAAGATGCTTTTGCGGAAACGACGTTTAGCTTCGCCAGGACGTAATTCAGACAGAGAATGAAGAAGCTCGTTCGGCCCGTTCATCATTCCCATGGCAGCACCAAACTGTCTGCCCATAGTTTAGCCACCAAAAGCTATCCCCATGCCGTTGTAGAATAAAGAAAAAAATCGCTTGAAATCATGAAGGCCTGGCAAGAGGGTTTTGCTAATTTTGCGGCCACCTTGACCGCCGGAATGTTGCTCGCTAGTGGCGCCACGCTTGTTGCCGTAAGCAGTCAGCAAATGAAAGTATCAGCGCAGATTGAAAGCATCACTGAAAAGCTTGGTGATCTCACGGAAAGCATGAAAGGACTTGAAGGAAGGGTGAGAAGTTTGGAGATTAAGCGCTAAACTGGAGACAAACGCGCTTATCGCCATGACTCCTGCTGAACTCATGCTTGTTGGCGGCATTCTTGTTGGCACCCTTGAAACCATCATCGCTGCCCTGAATATCAAGCCCAACAGCACTGTCGAATTGATCATCGCCATTGCTAAGAGCATCTTCCGGACCAGCATCAAGAAGTGAGCACAAGGCTGTCATGAGCAATTCCGTTCGTCTTTCCGACCTGTTCAAATATTACAAGCATGGCTTGCCGCATCAAGATGCAGCAGTGCAAATGCTTGAGGAAAAGCTCATGGCGGCCTACCCTGATTTGATGAGCAAGGACCAGGAATGGTTCAAGACTTGGAGTCAAGCAGGCAAGCAAGCCACCAATAGTAATCTTGTTCTCAATGTGCCCTATGAATGGCAGCGAGACAACAAAAGTGGCACGGGCTTCAGAGAATGCTTCAGCAGCAGTGCTGCTATGGTGGCAAAATTCTATGGGAAGATTAGTGGTGATGATGAATACAATTCCATTCGCTCCCGTTTTGGTGATAGCACTGATGCTTCCGCCCAACTACAAGCGCTTCACTACCTTGGCCTTCGCGTTGAATTCAAACAAAATCTAGGCATTGCTGATCTTGAAAGAGAGACCAGCAATGGCCGTCCAGTGCTTGTGGGATGGCTGCACCATGGCTCCTACCAAACGCCTTCTGGAGGCGGCCACTGGACCGTTGTAGTGGGCACTGACGCCACGTCCGTCATCCACAACGATCCCTATGGCATGGCTGACGTGGTAAATGGTGGCTACAAAAGCGCCCAGGGCGGCCAATACGTTCACTACAGCAAGCAATATTGGCTTCCTCGTTGGCAAGTGGAAGGTGCCAACTCTGGCTGGGGAGTGCTGATTAGCAAGTGACCACCACTGCATTGATCAACGCTTTGCTTTATGAACTTGCAAAATGGCTGATTGAGCGCAAGCCAGCCCTTGCCTTCCACCCATTGATGATGCGTTTACTCGCATGGTGTAGGCCAGATTGGGAGCAATGGAAAGTAAGCGAGACAATGAAGAGCGTAGACAGTCAAGCTGCTGCTTTAGTGGAGCAATGGGAAAAAGATGACAAAGCAAATCAAACCATCCAATTAGTTCAACAAGCTAAGCAACTATTCCCAGATGCAATAGTTACAAGCATTCCAAATGCGCCCATTCCTTCCGTGATGATTGAACATGAAGCCGCATCAGATGCAAGTGATGCAGTGAAGGCATTGGGAGGCGAAATGCGTATTGCCTCCCTTTGGTCCATCGACAATAATTAAACCACTTCCACCCAGCCAATTTGACCGATTGCCTTGGCAGACACGTCACTATCCACTGTAAGCATCAAAATATCACTCTGGCCAGAAGCATTCACGCCAAGTGCAAGCCTAATAGCAGTATCAATGGTAAGGCCCAAAGATTGCCCTTGTGACACAATGCCAGTGTTGACAATTGTCCCCCCACTGACTGCCGTAGCACTAGTAGTCACTTCAACATTGCCCCTCCCATTGTTCGCTGCAATCCAAGTGACGCCAGACACTGTCGGATTCAAACGTAACTTCCACACAATAATATCACTTGTTGAACACGCCACGTCAATTTTGGTCGGAAGGATGACATTACCAGTGCGACCACTTGCCATGCGAATGCCAGCCGTCACTCGTTCTCCAGATGCGTTAGGAATGGCAGCCAGGGAATGACTAACGGAATAAGTGGCACCATCAGGCTCGTAACCTCCTTCGCTCAAGACACTGCAGCAAATCTGCTGAAGTGTGC